CGCCCGCAGGCGGGCATTCTCTTTGATGATGTCTGTCCCCGCCCGGAGAAACAGCTGAATGAGCCGCTTCAGCTCTCGGGGCGCAGGAGCCCGGTTCAGGGCGGGCATTTAGCCGTCCTCATCATCATCTGCAAGCAGCTCTTCTTGGGTGACGCCATACAGGCCAGGTTTCAGCAGCTTCAGAAGATCCCAGAAAGGCGCTTCCGGGTGGGCTATTCCATAATCAATAATTTCTTCTGCCGAACCATCGGTACAAGCGCTGTATACAAGCATTTCAACATCATCCTCTTGCACAAGGTCTTTTTTTAGAGCGCCTTGACCAATGTACTGTTGGAGAAATGCTCTCAGTTTTTCTTCCATATAATGACCCTCTGTTCACTTTATTTTGGAAACCCACAGTGTTTTGAATCCACCGTATCCGTCGGCCTCCACCGTGTACTGCCGGTTAGCACTTCGTATCGTTGGTCTTTCCCATTTTACCACTTCCGCCGCCGCTGGTAAAGCGGCCGTTGCTGGGGTCGTGGTGGGGATTATAGTCCCTGGCCAGAGCGTCCCCGGTCTCCTGCACAGGGGCGTCCTCAAAATCCAGCCCCGCCAGGGGGTCCCGCAGGGCGGTCAAATCGCTGTACGACTTCCCTGTGTTGGCCTTGATTTCCTCATCGGTAATGCTCCCGAACATACCCGTCTCGCCGGAGAGTTTTTTGAGCTCCTTCTGGGCGGTGTCCGCCGCCAGCAGGCCCGCCTGGAACAGGTCTCGGAGGGCCAGGCCCTTCTTCTCCGCAATCTCCGCCGCCTCCTTCGCGGTGGGGGTCCACAGGGGCGGGAATTGGATGTCCAGCGCGTCCGGGACCGCCCCCCACACGGACATGCACAGCACCGGCAGAATCCGCTCCAGGACGGGCTTGAGCTTGCTCTCCCGGAGTGTATCCACATAGTCGTAATAGTTGCGCAAATCGCTCTCCCCGGTGGCGTTGAGCCCTGCCGGGGCGCGGCCGAAGAGCTTGGTCACGGGAATCCGGGAGGCCCCGGACAGGTCCAGGCACATACTGTCATAGACCTCCTGGAGCCCGGTAAAGGTGTACTGGGTGCTGTGAATCTGGTCCCCCTTGTTGACCAGCTGCATTCCAAAATTGGACTTCATCACGCTCTGGGCCTGCATGGTGTTCCAGAACCGCCGCTGCTGGCCCCCGGAGCCCAGGGAGAAGAGCTGGTCCAGGTTCTCCACCTCCATGGTGTCTACGTTGGCCCGGAAGGTCAGGGCCGCCATATTGGCGGAGACATTGTCGTGCTTGACCACGTCCTGGTACAGGGCCTCCACCTCGCTCTCCCCCCAGTACAGCCCGGCCAGCCGCTCCAGATAGGGCAGCTCCCGCCCGGTGAAGCGGACCATCCGGGAGTGATGGACCCGAGACGCAATACGCCCCTCCGGCCTGTTGATTTGGTAAAACTCCGGCAGGCCGAAATCCGGGTCGCTGCTATCGCTGACCAACCCCATTTCCGGTGTGATGCCGCACCAGCGGTCCAGGATGTACAGGCCCCCAAAGGTCCCCGGAAGGACGCTCTCCAGCTCCAGGGGCCGGTCCAGCATTCCCTCCTGGCCCCGAATGAGCAGGATGCCCGCCGCGCCGCCGTATAATCTCCCCCAGCGCAGGCCCTCGTTGATTCGCTCCCGCAGGGCGGTGCGCCGCTGGACCTGCTCCAGGGCCTTCCAGTGCTCCGGCCCTACACCCCCCAGGGTGAACCAACGCCTGGTCATATCATCGGGGATAATGCCCACCACGTTTTGGACCACCCAGTTGGAGCGGTACAGCGAATTGAGCAGAGCATAATTGTCCGTCATGCGGGTCAGGGGGTAGTCCGTGGCCTCCAGCGGAGACTGGGAGCCCCAGCCCAGCCGGAACAGGGGGTTGGAAAAGGCGTCCGTGGTCTGGATGGGGGCCAGTTCCGGCCCTTGGTTCTGTGTTTGGCTGCTCAAGGGACACCTTCCTCTCCGTACCGCCATTTTGGCAGGATTGTGTTGACGTAGTACCGCAGGGCGTCGGGGCCGTGGTCCTGCTGCTTGACGGGGCGCTCCACGCCCCCCAGCTGGGCGGCCTTGGCGTCCCAGACGTAGGATTGCAGCTCTCCAAGGAGCCCCCGGCAACGCCGGTGGACCTTGAGCCGCCTTTGCGCAAAGAGCTGGGACACCCGCCGGATTCCGTTGAGCACCTCATTGTCCCCCGGACGCACGTACCCCCCCCGCCGCTGGAGCTCCGCAATAAAGCTGGCCGCCGACGGGTCCACGACAACCGGGCAGAAAAACTGCGGGTCGGCCCCCATGAACGCCTCCAGGTCCGCCGCGTACTCCCCGTCGGTCTTTTGCCGCAGGCCGGTGGCGTCCGCGTCCCGGCTGTCCCAGCGGTATTCCCGGTCCACCCAGACTGTTTCGCCGTCGTCGTAGATATCCAGGAATACCGTGGGGTTTGCGGTGCCATAGTCGCAGGCAATGGCCCGGCTGGCCAGGTACGGGAGGCCCTTGGGACGGGAATCGTCCTCATAGGTGTTGGCCGGCCGGTCAAACATGTCGTAAATCAGCCCATCCCCCGCGGTCCACTCCCCGTCGATGTACCGCCGCTTGAACACCCCGGCGTAGAGGCTGCGGTACATGGCCCTGGTCTCCTCGCTGAGGCCGGGGTTGTCGTCCATGGTGAAATGCAGATGGGTGGCGTTTTTGGCCCGGAGCTTGAGGATCCACTCCTGCCGGAACCAGTGGGTAGGGACGTCCGGGTTGCAGTTGAACCACAGCCGGGCCCCCTCCACGGAGCACCGGGCCAGGGCCTGCTCCACGAAGGAGCGGGGCATGAGGGCCACCTCGTCGAGGAGCACCCCCGCCAGGGTGATGCCCTGGATGAGGGTATAGCTGCTCTCGTCCTTCCCGCCGAAGAGGTAGAACCGGTTCTCCCGGCTCCCCCGGCGGACGGTCAGCAGGTGCTCGCCCCGGCTGTAGCGCAGGGAGAAATGGTCCTGCAAATACCGCACCGACAGCAGCGGGGTGATGATATTCCGCTCCGCGCTGCCCACGGACTTGCCGCAGATAGCGAAGGCGCACTGGTCAAACCGCCCCATGGCCCACAGCAGAAACGACAGCGACATGACCGACGTCTTGCCGGAGCGCACCGCGCCGTCACAGATGATCGCCCTTTTCTCCGGCTCCCGGTACGGCCAGCGGAGCACCCGCATCTGTTTTTCTGAGAACATCCTCCGCCTCCTTCAGGCTCCTGGTGATGGGGTCGTCCTCCCGGACGGTGTCCTGGACGGCCTCGGTCTTTGTGCTGTACCCGTGCCTGCTCATCCAGAGGGGGGCCAGCTTCGGGTCGATGACCCCCAGCTCGAACTTCATCCGGGCGTCCACCTCGCACTCCTCCCTCATGCGCGTGACGATGTCCGAAAACTTCGGGTCTCCGGCATACGTCTCGTAGAAAATCGACCTGGCCATTCCCACCCATACGCAGAAGCCCTCAATGGTGCAGGTGACGGAGCGCTTGAGCTGGGCGCTGACAAACTCCGAATTTTTGGAGCTGAAGTCGTGGGTCAGGACCCGCTGGTCATTGCACCACGCCTTGTACTCCTCCCAGGCGGAGGCCAGGGCCTTCGCCGTTTTGAACCTTCTGGGCCGTGCCATTGTGCCGCCGCCTTTCTGGTTTGAAATGGGTCCAGTATAGCACAGGTTTTCCCCGTCCGGCCCCCAACTGTCTACCGGCTAAAAATTTTTTTCGCGGCCCAGGAGGCTGTCCGTGGTCACATCGAAGAAGTCTGCGATCTTCTCCAGGGAACTGGCCGAGGGCTCCCGCTCGCCCCGTTCGTATTTGCTGATGGCTGCCTTGCTCAGACCGCAGCACTCGCCCAAGGCCTTACGGGTCATCCGCTTCCGTTCCCGCAGCATTCGCAGCCTTGCCGGGAACTCGCTATTCATACCCCCACAGCGCCTTTCGGCCATCCACCCGTGGGATATCGTAGCCGGTTTCTCTCCGTATCTGCCCGATAGCTGTCCTCACGGCGGACAAACTTACGCCCAGGACCTCCGCGATCTGGCCGGGCGTCAGGTCCGCCCAGTCCCCCTCAAGCACCGCCCATTTGACAGTGCCCTTCCTGTATCGGTTCTCAGGCTTGTCCACAGGCCTCCTCCTTCCCGAACGTCCTCCCATACCACCGCTGAAGCTTCCGCCTGGCGCTCTCCCGGGCGGCGTCCAGATCCACCAGGCCCTCATCCTCCAGGCAGTCCAGGAGCAGCAGCACATCCCCGGCCTCCTCGTTCATCTTCGCCCTCGCCTGCCCGGCCGTCACGGGAGTGGTGCCCTTGAGCGCCCGGCGCAGCTTCTGGAGAGCCTGGCCCAGCTCGCAGCACTCCTCGCTCAGCTGCCCCAGCAGCTCCTCGCGCCCCAATGCGAGGGAGATTTCCTCCATCATCCGCAAGGCTTCAGCATCTAGCTTTTGACCCGTCATTTTCATCCTCCTCTTTTGGTTCCCACCTGCCGCAATGCAGCCAGTCGATCAGCCAGCTCCGATCGAGGCAATCCCGGCGGGCGCAGGTGGAGCACTTTCGAGGGACGCGCCGCCTGCGGCGCGGGAGCGCCGGGTCTGCGGAGCCGATCGGAACAATGCAGTCCTTCCAGTCAATCATGTAAGTCTTCCTCCTTCACCAGCTCCGCCGTGCGGACATACTTCTTTCGGCCTCTCGCACCGCTCGAACTGGATGACCCACACCCAGGGATTTGCATCCCAGCCGTAGATGGCGCGGTCGGAGGGCTTAATGGT